CTTTCCCGGCGTGCCAGTCTATCACGGCGACATTGCCAAACTGAGCGTTGACGAGTGCATGAAACTGTCAGGACTGACCGGGCCTCGACAGCTTGACGTGCTAGACGGTTCTCCCCCGTGTCAAGGTTTCAGCACAGCGGGCAAGCGCATCATGGACGACCCGCGCAACCAATTGTTTCGTGAATACGTGCGTCTCTTGCGCGGCTTGCAGCCGAAAGTGTTTGTCATGGAAAACGTCAGTGGCATGGTCAAAGGCAAGATGAAAATAATCTTTGTCGAAATCTTGCGCGAACTCAAAGCGAGCGGCTACAACGTCAAAGCGCAGTTATTGAATGCAATGTATTTTAATGTGCCGCAATCGCGCGAGCGCATGATATTTATCGGCGTGCGGAATGATTTGGGCATTGTGCCGACATTCCCAAAAGCGCAGACCAGACCGATTACGGTTAGAGAAGCATTAAGCGGATTGAAGCAAACTGATTCAGATTTAGCACCTGCAAAATTAAAAGAAACTTGGCAAATGTATCGTGTGTTAAAGGGACAGGAACCGCCAAGACATTTTGGATTAGTTGTAACAGATTGGAATAAGGCAAGCAATACGATTGTAAAAGATGCTGGAAATACTGCAACGGGAATTATTCATCCTGATAAACAAAGGCGATTTACAATCCCCGAAATAAAGCGCATAGCATCGTTTCCTGATGGGTTTTGCATGACGGGAGATTATAAAACTCAATGGATGCGCATCGGTAATAGTGTCCCTCCCCTGTTCATGCGCGCCATTGCGCGGCATATTCGACAGACGATACTTTAACCTGTTCTACTGGACAATACAGGATGACGCAAGAAGCAAAGCGCAAGCCCGGCACATTCAGCCGAGGCGATCCGCGCATCAATCGCAAAGGCCGGCCGCGCACAAGCGACCAGCTCAAAGATTTGGGGCTTGCGCTCCTCCACGAACCGGCCAAAGACAAGGACGGCAAGCCGTTGGTTATCGATGGGCATGTGGCGACCAACCTTGAGATGGTACTGCGGCGCATGATGCAAGACAAGCGGCAGGCGGCAGACCTGCTAGACCGGGTGTTTGGCAAGGTGCCTAACGCGGTTGACTTGCGCGGGAAAGACGGCGAGGCGTTTACGATCCACTTAAAATGGGACGATGGAGATAACGATACACCGGCCCAAGCTACATGATGCACAGCGCCAAGTATGGGATGACCCTGCTCGCTTTCACGTCATGGCCTGCGGGCGGCGGTTTGGTAAGTCGCGTCTTGGCTCTTTGCTATGCGTGGACTACGCCATACGCGGCAAGCGGGCGTGGTGGGTTGCGCCGTCCTACCCGATGGCGTCCATTGGCTGGCGTATGCTTAAGCGGCTGGCAATCCAGATACCCGGCGCCGAAGTGCGTGAGGTTGACCGGATTATCACCATGCCAACGGGAGGTACAATCCAGGTCAGGAGCGCCGACAACCCCGACAGCCTGCGCGGTGAGGGCCTCGACTATCTCGTGATGGATGAATGCGCGTTCATCAAAGAAGATGCCTGGACACAATCGTTACGGCCTGCGCTGGCAGACCGGCAAGGGCGGGCGCTGTTCATCAGCACGCCGAAGGGGCGTAACTGGTTCTGGCGTGCATGGATGCGGTCAGAGAGTGCCCCGGAATGGCGCGGCTGGCAGTTTCCGACATCAGCTAACCCGTTCATCGTTGCCAGCGAGATTGAAGCGGCGCGTCAATTGTTGCCAGAGCGCATCTTCCGACAGGAATTCTTGGCCGAGTTCATCGACGACGCAGGCGGTGTGTTCCGTCACGTCATGGACGCAGCAACAGCCACACGCCAAGAACAACCCATCGACGGCCATGCCTACGTCTTCGGTGTTGACTGGGGCAAGCACAACGACTGGACGGTTATCACGGTGCTGGACATTACAGACAAGTCAGCCGTCTACGTTGACCGGTTCAACCAAATTGACTACGTGCTCCAGGCTGGCCGTCTTAAGGCGCTGGCGCAACGGTTCCAGCCGGTGACAATCATCGCTGAGAGCAACAGCATAGGCGAGCCGGTGATCGAGCAGCTGCGGCGCGACGGGTTGCCCGTGCAGCCGTTCAACACAACCAATGCGACCAAGACGGCGGCCATTGACGCGCTGGCGCTGGCCTTCGAGCAAGACGCCATTCGCATTGTCAATGACCCCGTGCTGGTAGGTGAGTTGCAGGCATACGAAATGGAGCGCCTGCCGTCTGGGCTGCTGCGCTACAGTGCGCCAGAGGGTATGCACGATGACTGCGTGATGTCGCTGGCGATAGGCTGGACTGGCGTTGTCAAAACGCCTTGGCTGTTGTTGTAACGGTGCGATGTGGTCGAAATTCGCTGTGACACGGCAGGCGGGCAGGGGCATCTACTCGCCCGCGTCCATGACGGCACTATTGCCATTTGGTGCGTCAAGTGCAAAACATGGCACAATGTGACGATCAGCGACTTGGTACGCGATGCCGTGCTTGACCTGCGCTGTAATGGGCGCGATAATGGCGACGGCAAACTGCTGTGGTAATAGCGCACAGGAGGCGCTAGATCATGTCAAAGTTCCTTGAGGCAATGGCCGTGCTGCTGTGGCTGTTTGCTATCGCAGCGGCGTTCGTGTTCGCTGCTTCACAGCCCGACATCGAATTTGTCCTGTGGACGGCGCTGCTGTTCTCGCTGTGGGCGCTGCTGTATGAGGTGAGGGGGAGGGCGTAAAACCTGCCTATTGACACCATCGCATTTCCGTGCTATCATGAAAACGTGGCCGGCAGGTGACGACCTGCAACGTACACGCCCCATAGCGGGATAAGCCACAACGCCAGCATTTCACGCCCCATCGGGTTAGCCCCGATGGGGCTTTTGCGTTTATGGACTATTTGACGCTACTGCAACGCCCGTTTTACGAGACGAAGTACAACACGGCCACGAAATCCGTGAGTACGTCGCCGCTTGACGACTTCTGGTATCAGGACGCCAAGAGCGACGACGACACCGACCCTGCAAGCCTCTTCCGTGCGGTACCGTGGCTGTACAGGGGTGTACAACTGCGGGCCAATGCAGTCGCAGCCATGCCGTTCGTGGTGATGCGTGGGGAGACGGAGATCGACAGCAGCGACGATTATCAGAACGCCCTGGGGTGGCTGCCCAACCCGCGGCGGTTGTTCTACATGACCGAGGCGGCGCTGTGCTGTTTTGGCGCGGGGTACTGGTGGAACGAGCGTAACCGGGTGGCAACGAAGGCAGTCCGCTACGTGGTACCCTCCACCGTTGAGCCGGTCATCGAAGCGGACGGCTTGAAGGGCTTCATCCGCACAGCCAACGGGCGGCGCGTGCAAGTGCCGCCTGAGACATTGACCTACTTCTGGCAGCCCGACCCGTGGGTGGAGCTTGGCCCACCCATGAGCAGCCCCGTCATGGCGGCCATCGCGGCCAGCGGCGTGCTGTACAACCTGAACCAGTTCAGCGCAGCCTATTTCAAGCGCGGGGCGATCAAGGCAACGTTGTTGACCGTTCAGGGCGCACCCGTCGCACAGGAGCGCGACCGGCTAAAGACCTGGTGGCGGCAGCTCGTCTCCGGCGTCAAAAACGCCTGGACAACGGAGATTGTCAACGCCGATGCCGTGACGCCGGTGGTGATCGGGGAGGGCCTCGCGGAGCTTGCTAACGCGGAGTTGACAGCCGAGAAGCGCCAGGATATCGCTCAGGCGTTGGGGATCCCGCAGGCGGTCATGTTCAGCGAAAGCGCCAAAGGCCTAGGCGGCGCGGGGGTTGCCAACGCGGACGAACGGCGATTTTACGCTGACACTGTGATACCGGACTGCATCGCGATTGCAGATGCCGTCAACGAGCAGAAGCTTGCGGCGCAGGGGTTGCGGCTGGTGTTTCGGCCTGAGACCCTCGATGTGTTCCAAGAGGACGAAGCGGCGCGGGCTACTGCGTTCTCGGCTTACGTTTCCGCGGGGCTGCCCGTCGAAGTCGTTGGCCCGATGTTGGGTGTTGAACTGCCCGAAGGCTGGACATGGGACAAGATCGCGGCAATGAAAGAGGAAGCCGCGCAACAAATGGCCGATGCCATGCAGCCAAGTCAAGACAGCGAAGACGATCCCGACGACGACGAAGCGCAGGCCAAAACGCTGGCCGATCTGCGGGCATGGCGGCGCAAGTCCAGCAAGCGCGGCAAGCTGGCCGACTTCATCAGCGACCACATACCCCCGGCTGTCATGGACGACGTGAAAGCCCACAGCGCGAACGGCTGGCGCGATGCGCTGGATGGCGTGATTGCGGTCTACGAAGGGGAGGACGCGCAACCCGAACCAGCCGCCAAAGCCGCGCCTATCCCCGACACGACCGAGCTTGTCGCAGCGCTGCGCAGCGCGACGGAGGCATTGCTACATGGGCAGCCATAGCAAGCTGACTAGCGCCGTCTTGGCCGCTGCGCAACTGGTACCCGATCTGCCTGTGGATTTGGCGGTAAGCATTGCTGCGCTGAAAGCCCGCGCCGACCAAGAGCCTAGCCGTGAACCAGAGGACGAACTAGCCGCGGCGCTGGCTGGCGAAATGGGGCCATACATGCAGCAGGTGGCCGAACAGATTGTCAACGGCCAAACACCCAACACCCGCGACATGGACGACCGCATATTAGTGCTGCTGCTGCTGGGGCTGATTGGCGCTGCGACTGCCTCGACATTGCAACGCAGCGCTGCGCTTGGCGTGAGCCTGGGCATTGACGATATCAACCGGGCGGCGCAAGCTTGGGCGCGTGACTACTCATTCGGCGTTGTGCGCGGCATCAACGAGACGACCCGTCAGGCCATCAGCAGCGTGGTGCAGCAGTACACCAGCACGCCAGGTATGACCGTAGACGACGTGGCAAAACTGCTTGAGCCGACCTTCGGCAAGCGCCGGGCTGGCAACATCGCAACGACCGAGATCACGCGGGCATACAGCCAGGCGGCGCAGATCGCGCAGCAGCAGATGGCGGCGCGGGGTATACAGACTGCGCTTCAATGGGTGACGTGGCGCGATGACCGGGTGTGTCCAGTGTGCAGCCCGTGGCATGGCCGCACGGATTATCAATCAGAGTTTCCCTATGGCCCACCGGCACACGTCAATTGCCGTTGCTGGCTGGCTAATGTGAGAGCGACGAATGAATGACCATCTTGTAACCATCGGCGGTGAGTTGAAAGCGCTTGGCGACGGGCGCATAGGCGGGTACCTGGTGCGTTTCGGCACGCCAGATACCCCAGACCTGACCGGCGATTACTTCACCGCTGACACGGATTTCGACCTGGACGATGGCACGGGCAAGTCGACCGTGCTGTACCACCACGGCCTCGACGCCAAGCTTGGCCGGCGCAAGTTGGGCCGCGCCGATCTGCGGCAAGACGAGGTGGGCGTATGGATGGAAGCGCAGCTTGCCATGCGCGACGAATACGACCGGGCCATTTACGATTTGGTCAACGCCGGCAAGATGGGCTTGTCATCGGGCACAGCGCCGCATCTGGTAGAGCGTGAGCCGATGGGCAAGGCCAACCACATCACGCGTTGGCCGTTGGGCCTGGACGCCAGTATCACGCCCATTCCAGCCGAACCGAAAACGCGAGTAACCACCATCAAATCCTACCTGGACATGGCCGAGCCGTTTGTCAAGGCGCTACTGCCACAGGATGACGCGGGGAGCGCATCGGCAGGCGCGGCAGAGGACAGCCAGCCAGACAACCAACCCCAGAAAACCAACGAGGTGAAATCGACAATGGACAACGAACAAGTGCAGGCTGCGATTGCCCAGGCCGCGAAGGAAGCGGCTGAAGCGGCAACCAAGGCCATTATGGACAAGCTGGCGGCTGAACCGGTCTCCAACCCGATGACGGTTGAGGTCAAGAGCCAGCCGGCGCAGGTCAAGGAGAAGCCGGACGCGTTCGGTTCGTTCGGTGAGCAGCTTTTGGCTGTCAAACACTGGTACACGTCCGGTGGCATGACTACGGACACGCGTCTGATCAACATCAAGGCGATTGCCGGCGCAAACGAGACTGTCGGGAGCGACGGCGGTTTTCTGCTGCAACCAACATTCAACAACATGTTTTTGCAGCCGATGCACGATACCGGCGTTTTCACGTCGCGCCTGGGCGGAAGTCTGCCGGTTGCGCCGAACAGCAACAGCGGCATGATTTACGGCGTGGATGAAACCAGCCGGGCGACGGGCAGCCGGTGGGGCGGCATTCGCGGCTATCGCGTGGCCGAGGGTGAGACCATCACCGGCAGCAAGCCGAAGTTCCGTGAGATCAATTGGCGGCTGCACAAGTACGCGGTGTTGGTGTACGCGACCGACGAACTTCTGGCCGACAGCACGCAGCTCCAGACCATCGTCAACCGCGGCGCGGCTGAAGAACTGGATTTCATGGTCAACAATGACGTGCTGTGGGGCACCGGCGCGGGTATGCTGGCCGGCGTCATGAACAGCGCTGCGCTGATCCAGGTCGCGAAGGAGAGCGGGCAAGACGCGGCTACCATCAACTACAACAACCTGACCAAGATGTGGGCGCGCTTGGACAAGCGCAGCAAGTCCAACGCGTTTTGGTTCATCAACACCGACGTGACGCCGCAGCTCGATAAGCTGGCGCTGCCCGTGGGCCTGGGTGGGTTGCCTGCGAACTACATCACCTATGGCGCAGATGGCGTGATGCGCATCAAGGGCCGGCCGGTGGTCGAAACCGAGTTTAACGAAACCCTGGGCACCCTGGGTGACATCCTGCTGATGGACCCGTCGCAGTATCTCATGTGGGAGAAAGACGGCGTTCAGATGGCGAGCAGCATCCATGTGCAATTCCTGACTGACCAGAGCGTGTTCCGGTTCATTTACCGCGTAGACGGTCAACCGGCAGTCAGCCAGCAATTGACCCCATTCAAGGGCACCGGTAACACCGTGTCCCCGTTCGTGGCCCTGGCCACGCGCAGCTAAGGAGCGCAACTATGGCACCTAAATTGGGCGCAGAAATTCACTGGGTCAAGGGCCTCGACGCTGTGGCCGATGCGTTTTCGGGTACTGTGTACTCGGACGTATTCGAGGTGGCTGGCGACGGTGCGGTTTTCATCCTGCATAAGGGCGTGGGGACTACCGGAACCAGCACAATCACCATCGAGGCATGTTCCAACACGGCGGCGGCTTCCACCACGGCACTGCCGTTTTTCTATCGGGCGTGCACCACGGGCGACACCTGGGGCGACTGGACGGCCGCGACGACTTCCGGGTTTACGACCACGGCGGGAAGTTCGCAGCTCTACGAAATCCGTGTTCCGTCCGAGCACGTTGGCGCGGCTGGCTATGCCTACATCCGGCTGAAGGCGGTCGAAAGCGCCAACGATCCGGTTCTGGGCGGCATCCTGTGCGGCGTGTATGGCCTGCGTCATGCTGAACAGCCGTCCAGCCTGATTGATTAGGAGAGACCATGTTCACCTACGACAGCAACACGAACAAAGCAATCGCTGATGTGTGCCTGGGTATCCGGGTGGATCGGGCGACGGCCACCCTGCCCCAGACCACGGCCGCGGCGCTGTTCAACATCGTCGGCGGGCGGGTTGCCATCACCGGCATTCTGGGTGAGGTGACGGTGGCAATCCAGAACCAGGCTTGCAACACCAAGTTGACCGCCAATCCGACCACGGGCACCAGTTCCGACTTGTGCGCCGTTCTGAGCATCGCAAACGACGAGGTGGGCTGCTTGTACGGCATCACCGGCACGGTGGGTGATGCGATGGTTGGAGCCAACGCCGGCTACGCGCCATTGCAAGCGCGCCCGCTGGCCGTCAACGTGGGCACCATTGACTTGGACTGCGCAGCCAGCAACACCGGCAGTGTCAAGTGGTCGATCTGGTATCTTCCGCTAGACACCGGCGCATACGTCACCGCGGCCTAACAGCTTGCAACGGGGCGCTGGCTGCGACCGTGGCCGCGACTAACGCCAACTTCCCCAGCGACGAACATCTGGCCGCGGCCGTCGCGCTGTTGACCGGCGAAGCCACTGCCAACACCCTGTCTGTGGCCTGGATGCGCGCCATCCAGATACAGGCGGCCTAACTCGTTTCACAGCCTCCCCTTGCGGTGGTTCCTTCCCTCCCTGCCGCAAGGGGCAGGCTTCCCTACAGGTGATCTATGACCCGCTGGTACTGCACACTGGACGCGCTGAAAAGTGAACTTGGCGACACGGGCACGGCCAACGACGCCCGTTACCGTCGCTACATCGCGAACGCCAGCCGGGCCATAGAGGACGTGACCGGGCGCACGTTCGTACCAGTCACCGCGACGAAGTACTTCGATGCGCCGGTGCGATGCCCTGACCGGCTGTTCCTGGAGTACGACGACCTGCTCAGCATCACGACCCTGGAAGATCAGACTGGCACAATCACCGCGGCCAATTACTGGCTGTACCCGCTCAACATGACGCCGCGCCACAGCATCGTGCTCAACACGACCGACCTGGGCCGCGCCTTCGAGTATGACGACGATCCCGAAAAGGCCATCACGATTACGGGGCAATGGGGCTACTGCAACGATACGGTAGCGACCGGGCTGACTTTGGGCGCGGCGATTATCAACACCACGGGGACAAGTATCACGCTCAGCAGCACGACGTGTGAGACCGGCTGGACGTTGCTGATTGACAGCGAGGCGCTGTTCGTCGCCGGCGTATCCGGCACTGTCGCGACCGTGCAGCGCGGTGTCAACGGCACGACCGCCACAACGCATCTGAGCGCAGCCGCCGTCTACCGGTACACCGTCCCGGCTGATATCGAGCTTGCTTGTATCAGCATGGCGTCCTACGCCAACAACGTGCGGACGGGCGCGGGCGTCAAGCGCGAGACGATTGGCGAGTACACCATCGAGTTCGGCGGCGCGGACAGCGGCGGAACGATCCCGGCGTCCGCTGCGGCCACGCTCAAGCGATACCAGAGGATCGGCGCGTGATGCAACGACCACGAGGCTGGGGCATATCCATCCAGCCGCAGGGCACCAGCGACCAGGCGGCGGGCGCGCTGCTGGAACTGCTGAAACCGTTGTGCTACCACAACTGGAGCATTCGCCCGTTCGCGGTAGATGCGCCGGTCACGTTTGCGCCGTCGGTCTACAGCGCCGCGCTGCTGGATGAATTGGCCGTGGCGGATGAGATGGCGCGGACGCCGGGCAACACGTGGATGTTGCTCAACGAGCCCGAGCGGCCGGAGCAGGCTGCCATGACGCCGCTGGCGGGCATGACCATGACGCAGGACTTCCTGCGCGTCGCATGGGCCGAGGGCAGAGAGTTTCAGTGGGCCGCGCCCGGCGTGTCGGTCACGACGGCGGACTACGACGGCCTGGAGTGGCTGACGGAGTACGTCAAATTGTGCCGCAGGCGCTGCGGCATCCAGCGTCCGTCGTATTGGCATATCCACATGAACGCACCCAGCGGCGCGGCGTTCCGCGCGGCGTGGCAGCGGTTTGAGAACTGGTGGATAACCTGGGGCGCTGGCGCANNCAGCGAGGTGTGCGCGCAGAACGCGCCGCTGAGCGAGCAGGCGTCCGTCATGGAACAGACGGACGGGCTGCTGATCTCTGGTCACGTGGCGGCGGCGTTCTGGTTCACGGCGTCCCCGTCGACGTACGTCGAGTGGCCCAACGCGGCGCTGGCGACGGTTGCGCCGGGTGGCCGGGCGATGCTGACGCCGACCGGTACGGCGTGGATGAACATCTGAGGCTGTGATGGCAGGAGGCATAGCATGGCACAATTTTTCGGCCTGGCGACGCTGAACGCCGGCAATTTCGAGAGCGGGAATTCGAGAGCGGGAACGCGGCGGACGGCGATGTGCTGACGGCGGACGGCAGCGGCGGCGCGGCTTGGGAGGCGCCGGCGTGGACGGTGTGGCGCACCAGCGTGACGGCGGACGAATGGGTGGACACGATCCTGTACACGCCGGGCGCGGGCCAGCAACTGGACGGGTTGTCGGCGGGCAAACGCGAG